TGTATCTAAGTTTGTGCCAGCAGATGAATTAATCGTTCCGTACACGGCTACCTCATTAGACGATGCGGAAGCGATTATTCATACAATTAAAATATCTGAAAATGAATTAAGAAAACAACAAGTAAGTGGTTTTTATAGAGATATTGAATTAGGACCACCAGGAACAGATTCAAACGATGAACTTGCAAAAAAAGAACGTAGTCTTGAAGGTAGTAAAAAAACTGGAAAGAATGAACCTGTTTATACTTTGTTAGAGTGTCATGTTAATTTAGATTTAGAAGGTTTTGAAGAAGTCGGTGCAGATGGACAACCGACTGGAATAAAATTACCTTACATCGTAACCGTTGAGGAAGGTAATAGGAAAGTTCTTTCTATTAGAAGGAACTATGCGCCCGATGATCCGAAGAAAAATAAAATCCAATATTTTGTCCATTTCAAGTTTCTGCCAGGACTAGGATTTTATGGCTTTGGACTCATTCACATGATTGGCGGATTGAGTCGTACGGCAACGGCGGCTCTCCGTCAATTATTAGACGCAGGAACCCTATCAAACTTACCAGCGGGATTTAAACAAAGAGGTGTAAGAGTTAGAGATGAAGCAGCACCAATACAACCAGGTGAGTTTAAAGATGTAGATGCACCAGGTGGTAGTTTACGTGATGCATTTTTTCCTCTACCATATAAGGAACCTTCACAAACATTATTAAACTTATTAGGAATTGTCGTGCAAGCTGGACAAAGATTTGCAGCGATTGCTGACATGCAAGTGGGAGATAGTAATCAACAAGCTGCAGTTGGAACTACAATAGCTCTTCTTGAAAGAGGTTCACGAGTCATGTCAGCGATTCATAAAAGATGTTATGCAGCAATGAAAAAAGAATTTAAACTATTATCAAAAGTAGTGTCACAATATTTACCACCAGTATATCCTTATGATGTTGTTGGTGGACAAAGAAATGTAAAACAAACTGACTTTGATGATAGAGTTGATGTGGTGCCAGTTGCAGATCCAAATATATTTTCTATGTCACAAAGAATTACACTCGCACAAACACAATTACAAATAGCAACATCAAATCCACAACTACACAACATGTATCAAATATATAGAAACATGTATGAAGCGATTGGTGTTAAAAATGTTGATGCAGTTTTACCTGCACCAGCTCCAAATGCACCAATGGATCCAAGTATGGAGCACATAAATGCGTTAGCTGGTAAACCTTTTCAAGCTTTTCCTGGACAAGATCACCGAGCGCACATTACAGCTCACTTAAATTTTATGTCAACTAACATTGTTAGAAACAATCCTGCAGTTATGGCATCAATACAAAAAAATATTTTAGAACATATTAGTTTAATGGCACAAGAACAGGTGCAATTAGAGTTTAGAGAGCAAATGCAACAAATGATGATGATGCAACAACAAGCAGCAACTAACCCAGCGATTCAACAACAACTTCAATCGCTTACAAATCAGATTGAAGCAAGAAAATCCGTGTTAATTGCAGAGATGACTGAAGAATTTATGAAGGAAGAGAAGAAAATTACGTCACAATTTGACAATGACCCTCTTTTAAAATTAAAATCACGTGAGGTTGACCTGCGTGCGATGGAAAATGAGCGAAAAAGAGACAATGATGAAGCTCAAATTGACCTTGCAAGAGCAAGATTAATGCAACAAGGTGAAATTGCAGAGGATAAAATGGAGCAAAACGAAGATTTAGCTAAATTAAGAGCTGGAGTTAGCCTTGCAAAGACCGGAGTGCAACAAGCAGCTGTAATTACGGAGGATAATTAATGCCATTAAACAAAAAAGGTAAAAAAATTATGAAATCTATGAAGAAACAATATGGCAAAAAGAAGGGTGAAAAGATATTCTATGCATCTAAGAACAAAGGTGTTATAAAGGGAGTCAAAAAAGGAGCATAAATGCAAAGATTAGACAAAATCAAAGATGTTAAGGTTGCAGAGCAGAGTGTTGAAGTAGATCCTAGATCTAAAACGACTGCAGATGGAGCTTTTAACTTAATTGCTACAGGAAAACCTGAAATGCCAGTTGGCGGTCAGAAAAGAATGTTAGCAGAAAAGAAAAGAAACTCTAAAGCGTACTAATTATGTGGTTATCGGCGATAAAATTAGCCGTCTCTGCAGGAAGTAAAATTTACGCTAACAAACAGAGAACGAAGATGGCAATGTCAGATGCACAACTGATGCACGCTGAACGTATGGCCAAAGGTGAAGAACAATATCAGGGTAAATTGCTAGAAGCACGACAATCAGACTGGAAAGACGAGGCAGTTTTGATAATTCTCAGTTTGCCCGTGGTGGTGCTTGCATGGGCAGTCATATCGGACGACCCATCTGCGATGGACAAGGTAAAATTATTCTTTGAGATGTTTTCGCAGCTCCCATCATGGTTTACAAATCTTTGGATCCTTGTAGTTGCGAGCATTTATGGTATAAAAGGTACACAAATTTTTAGAAACGGAGGAAAAAAATAATGGGTGTTGGATTTTTTGGAAAATTATTTAGTAAAGGTAAAGTCTCTCCGACTATTACATCAGTAAAACCATCAACTACTGTTACAAAAAAAGGTGTAAAAGCTAGTCTTAAAAAAACTAAATCAGACGAATATAGAAAAAGATATACTGCTTTAGATAAAGCAGAGGGCAAAGTTAAAACTGGTAAAAAAATGATGCAAGAAGGTCAAAAGGAAAGAAAAAAAATGGTTGACACTGGAAGAGCTTTTCAATTTAAACATAGTAAAAGTTATCATGCTGTGAAACCTGGTGATAAAGATCAATATAAACCTCAAATGAAAGTTGCAGGGCCACAGAAAAAATTTAAAAAGGGCAAAGAATTAGAGAGAGAAAAGAAAATGGGCGGCGGAATGACTGGCCGTAGATTTGGAATGAAAAAAGGTTCTAAGTTTCCTGATTTAACAGGAGATGGTAAAGTTACATTTGCTGATATTTTAAAAGGTAGAGGCGTAATCAATGGTAAGAAAAAGAAAAAATAATGTCTAGACCAGGTTTATATGCGAATATACATGCTAAAAGAAAACGTGGTGGTAAGATGCGTAAGAAAGGTGCAAAGGGTGCACCAAAAGCATCTGATTTTAAACGAGCAAAACAAACAGCGAGGAAATAATGACTAAACTATGTCCTAGAGGTAAAGCCGCAGCGAAAAGAAAATTTAAGGTGTACCCAAGCGCATATGCTAATGCCTACGCATCTAAAATATGTGCAGGTAAAATTAAAGATCCATCTGGTGTAAAGAGAAAAGATTTTAGAGGTCGTAAACCAGCTGCTATGGGTGGTCCAATGTCTCCTATTAAAAAAAGGCTAATGGCAACAGGTGGAGCTAGACCTTTTAAAAAATTAAAAGATAAACTTGCGGAAATAAAAAGAGACAGAGCTAAAGTAAAAAAAGCAGGTGGTGGATTAATGGAAGCTACTGAAAAATTAAAAAGACAAGGTCTAAAAGGTGGTGGAATCTGTAAAAAAGGAATGAACAGGCAGGCTGTCGGAAAGAATTCGTAATGGCCGGTTTAAAAGAATGGTTCAAGCAAGATTGGGTCGACATAGGATCTAAGAAAAAAGGTGGAGGCTTCAATAAATGTGGAAGAAAATCTGCAAGTGGTTCAAAACGAAAGTATCCAAAGTGCGTCCCTGCTGCAAAAGCGGCAAGCATGACAGAATCCCAGAGACGGAGTGCCGTTGCAAGGAAAAGAAGTAAAGCACAAGGTGTTGGTGGTAAACCAACAAATGTTCCAACATTTGCAAAAAGAAAAAAAGCCATGATGGGTGGATTCATGGGTAAAAGAATGGGAATGAGATAATGAGACGACAGGATAAAATGCCTGCAAGAAATAAAAAAAATTTTAGACCCACTGAAAAAGGGGCTGGAATGACAAGAGCAGGTGTTGCTGCATATCGAAGAGCAAACCCTGGTTCTAAATTAAAAACAGCGGTCACTGGCAAAGTCAAACCAGGATCTAAAGCTGCTAAACGACGTAAATCATTCTGTGCAAGAAGTGCAGGACAGATGAAAAAATTTCCGAAAGCTGCTAAAGATCCTAATTCTAGACTACGTCAGGCTAGAAGAAGATGGAAATGTTAAAAGCAAAAACAAAAAAATTTAACGGCAGATCATACAAAATTTCCCCACTAAAGGAAGGACCTTACAAAAAAGGTTTAGTAAAGAATTTAATGAAAGCTAGACGTGAAGTCAAAGTTGCATTAGATAAGAAAGATAAA